CAATTCAGCCGGTATGCCGTTGAAGGTGACAACGATTCCCTGCGCTTTGATCTCGCCGGGTTCCTCGATGTTGCTGATCTGGACCAGGCTGCCAGCGCCGAGCCAAGTTTCCCCGTCCCAGTCTACGTTGCCGAGGCCCGACCACATACGAACGTCGCCGGTCGAGAAAGACCCATACAGAAACAGGATAGGCTGAACGCTATCGGCGGCGATCTCAGACAGGACTCCAGCGGCTAGACCTCGCGTCATATCGCCTCTGTGCAGGAAAACGAAATGCCGTATTTGCTTACGTTGTCGGCATCCCAGCCGATATCGTTCGCGTCTAAACGCATAGAGCACGCAGGGCTCTGAAAGACAACCGCAGCACCGCTAGAGACCGTGACCCGGATTGATGGCTCAATCGTGACGGTAACGACCCCAGAGCCGTTAGACGTCGCGTCCGCAACGATCATATATAGCCGCGACGATGAACTGCTGCCGAGCTGGATATAGTCGCCCGCCTTGAACGCGACGATGCTATTGCCGACTCCGGCAATGTCGACCGTGTAGTCGCCCGCGGTAGCCGCTGCGTTCAGCGTAGGCGTCGCCGAAAGAGAGATCGCACCCCTCGGCAACTTGGCGTCGGGATCGCCGAGGAGGAACGTCCCGCGCCGACCGTGCAGCTTAAGCAAGAAGGCTTGCCACTCCGCGGCTGTCGCTCGTTTCATTGGCGGCAGAGATACTTGGGCCGTCCAGATCGCCATCGGGTATTCGTAAGACTGACTCTGCCCGGTAAATGGAGAGGTAGCCACCGCCACCGCACGCTTAAGCGAGAAAGAGGATTGCACGAACCCCGGAGAAGCTGGGAGCGACAAAGGGTAGGACGGAGCCGTCATGCGAACGCCCTCCTGAATGAGCCGCCTCGCATAGCCGACTGAGCGACCGCAGCTTTGGTGACGTCTGCGATCTGCGGCAGTAGATTCTGGATCTCGGCCCGAACGGTGCTCTGAACGCCTGTCGTGATTTGCACCGTCTGATTGACGACGACCGGAGATCCGCCGCGCATCATCGATGCGGTGTTATTTGCATTCACCAGCGTCCCAGCAGAGTGCGGCACAAAGAGTTCCGGTCCGCGCTCTCCGACTAAACGCGCTTGGTCCGCGAACATCGCCCCGCCGCCAGCGCTGCCCAATGTAGTCGGCAGCTTGAATCCAGCCGGGGCAAGATCATAGGTGCCCATCGCTGTCGTTGCCCCGCCCATCGATCCGGTGAACGAAGGAGCCATCGGCATACCGAGGGCCGATCTAATCGCATTCATAATCGGAATCACGATCAGCATACGGGTGACTTCTTGAAGCACCATGTCCGCGATGCCCTTGAACATATTCTGGAAGGCGTCCTTCGCTTTCGCAGTCCCCGAGAATAGCGAGGTAAGCGCACTCGTCATCGAATTAGTAGCGCTGCTGATGACGTTCTCGAGCGATTGATACAAGGGTTTTGCAGACTCAACCTGGTAATTTAGGTTAGCCATTGCTCGCTCGTATTCTTTCGTCGTAATGCTCTGCGCGAACAAAGCCGCTGTTAAGTCTCGCCGCGATTCGGCGAGTTTTTCTTCCTCGGTCATAAATTGCCGAGAAATGCTTACGCCATTTTGCGCTTGCTGATTCCTTAATTTAATCGCCTCGGTCTGATCGAATAACGCTCGCGCTTCAGTCCGCAATTTACTTAGCGCATCGGCTGTAAGCGGCAACTTCTCCAAGCCTTTCGTCAGCCCAGAAAAGAATTTGTCGAAGTCCGTCATGTTCATCTCAGCCGAAAGATCGGCCATCTGCTTCCGGACATCACTCACCGCGGCATCGGTCTTGATCTGAAAAAATCGACTACGCAGACCATCGAGGTCTACGTTCATCGTTTTGATTCTGTCGAAAAACCCCTCGGGAAATAAGGCTCGGAACTCCTTTTCGAGTTCTGACTCTTGAATGCTGAGGCCCAGGCGTCGAATGCTGTTATCAACGTCGGTTAGACCGAGGATCACATTGACGAAATCAAGATCGCTCAGCTGCGAATTAAGCGCCGCGAGCTGTTCCGCCGTAGCCGTTAGCTGCACATTCGATCCGTCGATCTTCACATTCTCCAAGAACCCGGCGGACTTGAATGCGGCGATCTGGTCTTTAGTGTAGCCCTGCAATTGCAGCCGAGCCGATGCCAGCTTTTCTCGCAGGTCTGCAAGCGCATCCGTAAACTTCTTTGGCGCTTGCTCGGGCGGTGCCGTAAATGCAGCGCGTACCGCAGCGTCATAATCGGCGATCTCTTTGGCTGCTGATTTCGCAGCATTTCCGCTATCGTCGATCCCGCCGGTGATCATGTCGATCAGACTCTTGACCGACTCCGCTTGACTGCCGACCGCTGCAAGAGCGCCAGCGATCAATAAGACAGGGTTGACCTTACTGACCGCGTTGAGCAAAGCCATTGCGGTTTTGACCTGGATTATCGCTTTTCCGAGAGTGAACATCGCCGTGGCGATAACGAGCACTTTAGATGCCGCGAACACCGCTAGGAAAATGACAATCGCGGTTTTGATTTCTCGGAGGTTGTCGCGCATGAAGATCAGCGCGCTATTGACCGTCCGAATGGCCGCGCCGAGAGCCCTACCGATAGACTGCGCAAGGCTATCGCTACCCGACGCAGATTCCGTCAGGGTCTTGGTGATCTCAATTAGCGCCGTCCTTAGACCACCCTCCCCGATCTGCACCTGAAAGAATGAAATCGCGTCTTGCAGATTCGAGAGAGCGCCTGAAATTGTCCCAGCTTGGTTGCTGATCGCATCGCCGAACTTCTCGCTACCGATCGACCGAAGGTAGTCGACGATGCCTGACTTGTTCATCGTCGTCGCCACCCCGTTGAAGGTGGCCGTGATTTGATCGCCCTCGGCGCGAACGACAACACCGAGGCGCTTCAGCATCTCGAATTCGCCGGTAGTCGCGTTCTGAACCGCCTGCGCTACGTCCTGGATTCTCTGCCCCCTAGCGGCGGCAAGATTCCCAAGGTCTTGTAGGACGTCCGTAGTAGGAGCAATGCCGGACGACGCAAGCGTGATGAATGCCTGCGTTACCTCGTCAAGATTGAAAGTTGTTGTGGCGGTGAAACGCTTGATCAGCTCGAATGCATCAGCGGCGACTTTGGCATTTGGCGTGACTGATTTTAGCTGGGCCTCGAGATCCTCGAACTGCCGGATCGTGCCGACGATAGAGCCGCCTAGAGCCGCTGCGCCGACGGCTGCTACCAACACCCCAGCGAGCTTCGTTGCGGCCCCTGTGACGCGATTTACCCCGTCCTCCATCGACCGAAAAGAGTCCCGAGCCTGATTGCCAGCGCCGGTGACATTCTTGTTTACCTGATCGAGCCCGCGCCTAAGACCCGAGAGATCGGTCTCGATGCGAACTAGCAGGGTGTCGATCGTGGTGTCAGCCATCCGGGTACAGCTCCCTCAGCGTTTCCAGCTCATTGCGAGTCATCGGCTCTGTCTTTTGCGCGGCGTGGAATTCCTTGAATCCTTCGATCGCGCAGTAGAACTCCTCGAGCGACATATCCCAAAAGTCTGCGGGCCGGATCTGCATCGTGCCAAAGGCTAATTTCATGAAATCAGCCCACGGCAAAGACTCTACGCTCCGGCCTCCACCACGTTTCCCGGCTCACCCGCGGTTAGCGCAACCGCCAGGATCTCTCCAGCGACTCTCATTCCCTCCGCGAGTCCAGCCGCCCAAACAACATCGCCGATCTGTTTTTGGTCGAGGTCGTTTCCACCGGCTCGGACGACCGGCGTGATGATCGCAAGAATGTCGGAAACGCGCAGATCGCCCTCTTGCAACCGTTGAGCAATCTTGACCAGGCCGCAGCCAAGCGTGCTCTCGATGCGGACCAAAACATCAAGCGTCACCCGTCCCTTGTACTGCGTCGCCCCCAGTTGGAGACTTAGTTCGCCTCGACGCGGATTCATTTACAGCCCCTTTCACGATCCAGTATTCGCCACGATTGGCGTAGTCCTCTACCGATTGAACCACGAGCGCTTGCCCGTCAGCCTCGATCTTGTCTCCTACCGCTACTTCGACGAAAAGCTGGAATTCGTCGCCCTTGCGATAGCCCTCGGTGGTCGCGCCTCCGACCTTGAGAGTCGTTGCCGCCCACATTACGCGAAGCTCACCGCGCCGGAGCTTTCCAGCGTGACAGAGTAGGTAACCTCGCCGTTATATTCTCCAGCGTATTCCAAACTGGCGATCATAAACGTCCCGGTGTAGGTACCGAAATCTGGGATGACCAGCTGATAGCTCGAGAACGAAGCCGCGCCGAAAGCCGTCCGCAAGGTCGCCTCGCTCGCAGCGTCCGTAAATACGCCCGATCCCGAAATCGACATCGAACTGACTCCACCTTGAGCGAGCAGAGTACGCACCCCAGCAGAATCTTTGTTCGTGATATCGACCGGCTCGTCGTTTAGCGTGATCGACGTAGAGCGCAGACCGCCGATGGTCGAGTACGAAACCGGCGAACCGCTGCCGATCTTGAGCAGGAGAGCAGAGCCTTTTTGTGCCGCCATGATATGCCCCTCAGACGCTGGCGAAGGTAACCGCGCCCGCAGATTCGAGCGTGATCGAGTAGGTCACTTCCCCGTTGTATTCTCCCGCATATTCAAGCGAGGCGACCATGAATGCGCCGGTGAAAGTGCCGAACGATGGAACGATGAGCTGAAAATTCGAGAACGAAGCCGCCGCAAATTTCTGCCGCAGCGTATCGTCGCCAGCAGCATCCAGGAACACGCCAGACCCGCTAATGCTATAGCTCTGAACGCCACCTTGGGCGAGCAGGGTGCGAACGCCGGACGAGTCCTTATTTGTGACGTCCACCGGCTCATCGTTAAGGGTGATAGCCGTCGAACGAAGTCCTGCGACCGTCGTGAATACTTCGGGGCTTGCGCCATCGCCTAGTTTGACCAGGAGCGCCGAGCCTTTTTGAGCTGCCATGATTACCTCATTGATCGAATACCATTGCCCGGAATCGTATGACGCCGTGCCGGGTGAGCCCATCAGCGTCCACGAATGTAGAGCTGAATTCTTGTCGCAGATTGACTAGCGACGCACCTGAGACCGATAGATCGTGATTATGGAGCAATTCGTAGATTCTCTCCATGATCTGCTTCGCCTGCTTGAGCCCGCGATACCTTGACCAGACGTGAATCGTCAGGGTGTATTCGACGCCATCCTTAGTCTTGGTCCCCGCGTTGATCGTCGTTTCCTCGCCGACCACGACATACGGATACGCGGTGTCTTGCGGAACGTCGTCATAGACGCCTTCTACGAGCCCGCTAAGCGTCGCATCGGTATTGAGACGCCCGTAGATAGCTGAGGCAAGATCAAACGAATGTAGGCTCATTTGAGCCTCGCAAAGATCGCCCGGATACGGGGCTTGCTCATCTCGAGCGCGGGGAATAGAAAAGGTCTCGCTTCCATCTTCACGGTCCCAAACTCGAGGAACCGACTATAAGGAGCACGACTCTCGACCTGCCCGCCGAGCTTGTCAGCATCTACCTTCGCATAGATGTTCGAGACCAAGAAACCCGTATCGGTGGCAGGGGGTTCACCAGGAGCCGAAGCGCGGTGCGTGATATTGCCGCGCCGATAGGTTTCGCCAGTCTTGGGCGATCGCTGGATCATGTCGATCGCAGCCGTTCGCACGATCTGGGTAGATGCGTTGACAGCCCGACCGACCCGCCGAACGTAATCCGCCTCGACCTGCTTGATTTTCCCGGTAGATGCGACCCTGACAGATACGCGGTTCACGTCGCTACCCCTTCCTCGCAGAGCAGCTCCTGAAACCGCTGCCGCTCGTCAGGATTTAGCACCGCTCGCACCTGGAAGGCTCGCGTACCGTAGAGGAGCCGCTTCTTAGGCACCATATCGGCTCTGTAGCGAATCGTGATCTTGTGGGTGACAGAACCTTCTAACTGCATCCCAAAAAACCGCTCACGACCCGAGGATGGCTTGATATCGGCCATGACCTCGACGTCATCGTACCAGCGAAGCGCAGCCGAGCCGTCCGTGTCCGTCGTGCGCCGCTCGGACTGGATCATCACCCGGTGGCGCATTGCCCCGATCATTTGCTACCGTACGGGTCAGTACCGAAGGACATCACTCGGTAAGACTGGAGGAGCGCCGTAGCGTTAGCGGGCATCTTGGCATAATCCTGCTCGCCCCGATTCTCATACATCCACGCAGCGATCGCTTTACACGCAAACTTGATCGGAGCCGGGACAGCCGCAGCAGCCCCATATCCTGCAACGTAGACGATCTCGACCGCGTTTCCGACCCGCAGCGCCGTCGGCCAGGTCGATCCGGTACGCAAGACCACCCGCCCAGGCTCCGCGGCATTGTCCACGTAATAGCTCGCAGAGGAGAACACCGTCGGCACGTCCGCGTCATCGTAAGTTGTCACCGAGGTGACCGACACGAGCGGCGGCTTGGGTAGCTTGATGTCGCGCTTCTTCAGCGTCATGTCCGGGCCGATCTTCCAGCCCTCCCAGAGCGCATCATCTACGTCTGAAAGCCCGTCAAGCGAAAGCCGAAGCGTCCGGTTTACGAACGCTCGCCCGGTGTAGTTCTCGCACCATTCCCGCGCCATCTGGATATAGGCTTCCATCTCGACTTCATCCGTATCAGCGTCGAGACGCAGATGCGTAATTAGGTCAGAAACCGTAATCGGTTCAGACGTTGGTGCGGTGACGACAACTAGACCGGCCATAGATCATTCCTCCGCCGGAGGCTCCGCTTTTTGTTGCGCAGCATCCTGAATCGCTTGGATAAGCTGGTATACCTCGGCGAAGGGCCGACTACCCAAATAGTTCAGGATCGCGTTTACAAGATTGAGGTTCAGAGTGACCGTCTGGTCGTTCATGGTTTGCTCCAAAGGTTGAGACTCTATTATGCCGCAGCCCACGGCAAAGCGGGTAAAATGAACGGCGGGTTCTTTTGTTGCTCGATCTGACCGGCCACAGCCGCTTCGGTCGCGTCCTTGTCCACACCGTTAGCCCAGACCCAGCCCAGCACTTGCTCTTGCGTGAGTTGGCTGTACGGGACGAAGTTTGCAGGATCGGCAGCAGGCAGGCTGACGGTCGAGTAGACCGTGCCGCTGTATTCACCGTCCGTGCCGTTGCAGCGCCAGCCGATAGTGATTACTGCCTCTGCGGGGTCAGCAGTGGTGGGGGTGGTTTGCATCCACTCGATGATCCATTCGATTGTTGCGGTCATGGTTTTTCCTTTCAGAGGTTTGCCGCATCGAGGCGGGCTTTGAGGGACTCAATGATGGCTTGCTGTTCTTGAACAGCCTTCACCAAAACAGGGATCAGGTCAGCACGAACCGACTTGTATGGCGCCTCGCCTTCCGGGGCTTCGTCCTTCCATGTGTCAATCATGTCCGGGAAGACTTGCTCAAACTCCTGAGCAATCCAGCCACGGTCGCCCTTGATGTCCTTGCCCTTGCCTGCCTTCCAGTCAAACTTGCGGGGCTTGAGAGCCATGATTTTGTCAAGGCCCACATCAAGGTCTTGGATGTTTTCTTTCAGACGCTGATCAGAGATTGCGCTGATGGTAGTGTTGGTGGCAAAAACGGTTCCAGCCATGCCTACATAGAAACGGTTTGCCGCAGCCCCAGTCGAATACACCAACCAAGTAATGTCTGAATCTGTAGAGCCTGCGCGGACAGAAACAACGCCTCCCCCCGGCTCTAACTGAACCCCAACTCCAGAAGTGGCGGACACAGCGGTTTTCCCCACCAGAAGTTCACCGCCAGAGGTGATGCGGGCACGTTCTCCAACAACACCGCCGTTGGCTGTGCTGAATCGGAGGTCGGTGAAGTCTACGCTCCCAGCGCCTCCATACGCATCAATAACGGAGGACTGCCCAGTTACGCCGTTGCTGGAGAACCGAATCTGACCGATCCGCTCATTTGCCGCCATATCGGCGTTAACCAAGTTGAGCGTGGGGCCGCTATCGTCTCGCCGGAGTTGAAGGTCACCTGCTCCGGTTACTTGGAAGGTCGCGACTCCGCCGGAACTAAAGCCCTGAAAGGTAGAGTTGTTGTTGTCCGTGACCTGACCAACAAACGCTTGCCGCGATGTACCAAGCGCCTCAATGGTGCCATTGTTTTGTGGGCTGGTTCTTCCGACCAAGAAGAGACCGCTGGAGTCGATGCGGGCGCGTTCGGAGCCGTTGGTGGTAAAGATTAGTGGGATTGCGCCAGAAGACTGCAAGTAAACATTGCTTGCGTCAGCGGCTAAAAAACCTTTCGCAGTTCCTGCAACTGTTAACTCATACGCTGCGTTGCCGCTCGCGGTATTGAGCGTAATTGCATTGTTCCACACCCCAACATTTGCCGATGTACCACCAATCACCAAATTCCCACTCGCATCGAGGGTCATTGCCTGCGTGAAGGTGATCGCGTTGCCTGCGGTGCCGGAGGGGGCTGTAAACCAGCGATGTGAACCATCTACTTGACCATAGGCCGCCGCTTCTGCTGTATTGATATATTTATTAACAGAACCATCAAAGTAATAGTTTGAACCAAAGAAAGAATCATCTGCTGTATTATTATAAATTACAGTACTAGATATTTGTAATGCTTTTGAACTCCCCCAAGCACTCGGCGTCACCCCCAAGCCGAGGTTGCCGGAGGAGTCGATGCGGAGGCGTTCTGCACTAGCCGTAGCATCAAAGAAGCCAAGGCCTCCGCCACCCGTTGTGGTGTACGTTATAAAAGAGCTTTGACCGGAAGAGCCAGACAAGGACAGTTGTGCAAACCCACTGGAGGAACTAATCGTGGATGTAATGTTTCCTGCGCCAGTTACAACCAGCTTTGTCCCCGGCGAACTCGTCCCAATACCCAGCCCTGTGCTGGTCAGGCGCATTTGTTCGGAGCCGCCGATAGCAAACGACTGTGCAGTCCATGATGCGCCGTAACCAACTAGAACAGTGGTTCCTGAAGACCCTATGAACTGATCCGTACCATCTGCAAACGAAGTGGCAAAAACAGTGCCCCAACGCAGCGACGAGGTGCCAAGCGTTCTTGTTGTGTTGTCCGGAGCAAGTGCAGTCCCATCAAACGTCAGCGCAGACCCAGTGGTCAGGACTTTGGAGGCGTTGAGGTACAAGACGGCATTAGCTGTGCCGCTGGAGAACGTGCCGCCGAGTTCGAGCTTATCGCTGTTTAGATTCGTGAAATTCGAGTCAACCTCTGTGTTAGTCAGAGGCGTTCCCTTGCCCGCACGGGTAACGATCGTGGTCATGTCTTAAGCTCCAACTCGGTCGGCAACAATCAGGAAGCGGCCAGCGTGATCGTCCAGGTGACGGTCAGGCTATCGTTCGCGCCCTTGTTCACCACTGCAAACACGGTACGGCAAAGCATATCGCCAGCAGTCGACGCGTTGAAGATACCCGCCTCGGTAACCGCTCCGGTCGCATCACCGGCCTCGAAGCTCGCAACGTAGACGACTGTCTCGTTATTGCTTCCGCTGATCGTCGTGCTATCCAACGCCTCACGCGAGCCAAGGATTGACTCTAGGTCTGTATTGCCCGCAGCCGCAGCCGTCGTGCCGGAGCCGAGCGCCATGTGCGACATGACGGCTTTAGCGGTTCCGAC